AATTAACATTTACTTTAACGTGACCATGTTTCAATGTGATACCTTCACGTTCAATTGTATATAATTTATTATTTAATTTAAATTTAAATACTCCTTTAAATGTAGATTTTTTATTGTTTAAAACTTCTTTTGATTTACTAGTTTTACTACATTTATCAAATATTGTGTATGTTATTGCATCTAATAAAGATGACTTACCAGACGCATTTGCAGCAAATAAACCTATAACATCAGACAATTTAGCAAAGTCTACTTTATTAGTTTCACCATATGAAAACATATTATCAAATTCAAAAGATACCGGGTACCATGTTACATTTCTGACTGAATCTAATACAGGTAATTTCGAGTTGATAGTTCTATTAATATGTCGTATAGCATCTATCTCTTTTTTGTCTGCGTCAGGATGTGTATCCTCAATATATTGTGTTATTAGATTATTTTGATATTCTACATCTCTAACATTTCCTATAGATATAGAACCATTCTGATTATAATCAATTTGATTTGCATTACGTTGTATAGATATATCTTGGACTTTATATTTTTTACGTATAGTTGCAATTAATTTTTTAATATCAGATGCATCAGTATCATTAAATTTTATTCTAACTCTAGGTTTATTAGGAACACGATGTGGAGATTTTGTAATTTTTGATTTATCTACTTCAAATGTAACATAGCCATAATCATTTGGTATTTCCACAAATTTTGCTGTTCGATCAGGAACATCCCAAACTAATAATCCATGATCTAATGCTTCGCCATGATTCTGTTGAATTAATGAACCTGGATATCCGATTGTTTTTTCTTTATTTAAAAATTGTGCTGGTTTATGAATATCTCCTAACAATGTTAAATCGTGTCCAGCAAATAAATCTGTTGTAACATGTTCATTTGATATTTCAAATCCGATATCGGTTTTAGCATTGTGTACTGCTCCGTGGTGTAATGCAATTTTATATGCTGCATCGAAGTCTTTTGCCTGGATGTAGTTTTCTGGTGCTACATCGACTGCCATATGATTGAACACAATTCCAGCCATTTCAAATAAACCATTTTCTTTTATAAAATGAATATTAGGGTTTTGTATTACATCTAATATAGGAGATAAAGCATCCATTCGATATAAATTATTTAAATTCATATCATGATTACCTAACATTACAATTGTAGGCATATCAAACCCATTAAAAAACTTTGTTAACATGTTAATTAATTCTGGAGACATATCCAGTTTGGAATGTACTATATCTCCAGTTACAACACAAATACTATTTCTAGTTGCATGTTGTGCTAAATATAAAAACATGTTGTCGAAAACTTGACTATACTCTTTATGTCGTTTTAATGTACGAATATGAATATCTGATATATGAAATATCTTATCGATATTCGTTATCGTTGTATTTAATTTTTTTATTTCCATAATAGTTCCATTTCAATTTCCATTAACTCTTCGAATGAAAATGTATATGTATCTTGAATTAATTCAGTAATTCTTTTATATCCTAATTCGTTAGGATCTTTTTGTTTTAATTTAACGAAATATACATTTAATCCTTCTGCCATAAATGCTTTTGCTATATTTAATGCATTCCTAATAGCATCTGTATCTAAACATATATAAATGTCTTTAACCTGTTCTTCTATAATTTTTATTTGTAATTTTGGATTAATCATTTTTCCAAATAATGGTATTGCATTTCTTTTAATTGTCATTGCATCAAATGCACCTTCACATAACACAATAGGCTGATTCCAATTAATTAACATTTCAAAGCCGATAATATCTTTGGAAACTTTTGGATTCTTGTGTTTATATGCATCATTTTCATAATATGCTCTAGATACAAAATAATTTAATTGGCCGTTGGCATCATAACTTGGAATAATAATTTTACCAGAATATGGACCTGACTCAGCATATCCAATTCTATATCTAACAATATCAAAAATAGTTATACCACGTTTTTTTAAATAAAACATAGCGTTACGATAATCCGGAGATTTCTTTTCTATCCATAATGGTTTATATTCTTCTGGTAATTGTATAGATTCTTCAACAGTTTTTATAATATTAGAATTATCTCTATACTTAGATCGCTCAATTATTTTACTTAGTTTCTCAAATTTATCTTTAGGTAACTTTAATTGCTTAAATAAAGAATGTATGGATCTTCCTTTTTTATCAGATATCCAACAATGCCATGGGTTGCCGCCATCGCTATTAGTATTTATATCAATTTCTAATTTAGGTTTATAATGTGAAGTAAATGGGGAGAAAAATGCAACATTATTTCCCGATGTTGGTTTACCTTTACCTAAAACAGATTCCAATAATTGAAGTAACTTAAGATTCTTCATATAATATTATTATAAGAAAATATACTGAAAGATCAAAATATTTGGCTATTATATTAATTATATATTATTGTCAGACACAATCATTACATTAATGGTCTAACGAATCATCATTTAATAATAATAAATTATATTAAAAGATTTCATCTTTATATTAAATACATTAAGAAAATAATGATTATTTTTCAATTATCCAACCTAAAACGATAAAAATTGTGATGGGTTATTTGCAACCTCTCCATCTTTCAAACATTCCAAGAGCCATTCATTCGGTATATCTTTTTTTGCAACGTATGTTATTCCTAATTTAATTGCATGCATTTCATATGTAGTTTTACTAGTTTTCGAAATTTTTTGATTTGGGTTTTGAAATACCAATCTTAAATCTATTCCAGGGTTTGAAGCTAATATATGTTTCATTTTCTTTCTATCTGCAGCAGTCCATCTTCCTTTTGTTTCAATATACATTGTGCCTCCATTTTTCTTTTGAAACACAAAGTCAGGCGTATATTTTGAATGTTGTGCTGGTACAGTATATGCTAATTTTTCTGTTTCGTAATTTACTGGATATTTTGCTTCTTTGATTTGTTCGGCAACTTTTAATTCTAATCCAGATTTATACCCGTATTTATATGCCGCTTGTCGCTGTTTGCTTGTTGTGTTCCAATGATTTCTAGGCATAACTTATTTTCTTTATTTTATTGGATTTCTGGGTCGACCTGATAATAATGTGGAGTACCATCTGGTTCGCGCAATATTAAAAAGACAGGATCTTGTCCTCCAAAAAACGCCCATCCATCATCTATTTCTGCACATATACTATACGGATTTCCTTTTACTTCCATTGTATTCATATCCAATTCAACATCTATACTTTCTTGTCCAGCTAATTCATCTCCATTACCATTATACCATTGCTTATACGTATAATTTTTTCCTATTATTTGATTTTTTCCAATCAACCATGCTTTCATCAATTTATAATATGGATCAAATGTTTTTAATCCGGAGTTTTTTAATTGTCTTTGACAATACTCATTATATTGTATAGCAAACCAAACTTCATCATCTCCAGTACTGGTTCTATTATCTGATTGTTGTTTTAATCTGTCTCCACCACCACCTTCTTTCCACCATGCTTCTGTTTCTATTGCTAACTTTTGAGCTAGCTCAAAAGATTCTTGTGTTAATAAGTTAATATTTGATATCTTATAGTTTTTGTTAAGCCATTCGTCATTTGACTTTCCTAATGGTATAGAATTCGTCCAAACCCAATTTTTATCAATATTTTTTTCAAATTTAACATCTGGCCAGTGAGTTCGCTCACGCGCCGAGGGATGATTAACAAGAAAAATCACGTTGTTTGAGTCTCTCACTAAAAACTTGTTGTCAAAATGCATTTTTGGATATACCTTAAATATATTAAAAGAATTAAGATAGTTAATTACATCTTCTAAGTTATTTCCCTCCATCTTTTTATTTGGTTTAGCATCAGACAAGGTTTTTGCAAATTTAACGAGTTCATCTCTAGGTACGGTATTCCTGCCCTTCGCTAGAACAAGGCCTCCAAATACTATATCTTCAGCTGAAAGTTCTACATACCAATTTTTATTCCTAACAACATCTGTGCCACTAACTATATTGCTGTCCAACTTGGATTGTTCATTTAATATTATATTTGCAATATTTTGTAATTTCATCATATTTCTACTTCCTTTACCATTACGACCTCAACTAGTTTATTAAACTAGGATCTGTTTGACCATCTTCTTTTTTAGGGATAACAATTGGAGCTACCGGCTTTAAGGCTGTAAACGTTTTAGTCATTCCGCCGGCAGCTTCAAACTCCTCTCGTCCGGCTGCATAGCTTTTTTTGAAGTGATCATTAGCAGGGTTTT